AAAGCCTTGAGTTTGTGTTGCTTCCTGTCCTTCTAGCATTTTATTCTCCCTTTTGTTTTGTTGTTGTTGTTTATATTGCTTATTACTTTGAGAGTTCTACACTCTCAAATCTTTCACGGATAACCCGTTTAATTTCTTTAATCAAAGGCAGTTCTACTTGGTTATAGACCAACTCATCGTTAAAACTTATAGTTGATTTAACCAATCTCTCAGCCTGAACTCTTGTAATGGCGTGTAACACTTGCTCTATGTCCATAGCGTTATATCCCTTTGCTTTTAAGTTAAACGCAATAGAAAAATTGCGTCGGGTCAATGCTAGCACCGCAGCGAGCCGTTGCAAATCGGGGGCAATTTTTCGCAGTAGAAAGAACGCGCGCGCTCGCCCGTGCAGGCGCACGCACGCGCGCGCTTGCGCAGGTCAAGCCCGTTGTTGGTAGCAACCGTTGCTGGTAGCAGCGTTATTGGTAGCGGTCACCAATGAAAGCACGCATTGAACAATGCGTCGATCAAATCATTCTCTCCTGTTTTGATTTTAGATTTAGGATAGGTTGCGCAATTTACTTCATCACCGTTTCGGATGATGACATGCACACCACGTGGAGTTGTGAGAGTTGTAATGTACATAGTTACTTTGTCGTCACACTCTGATGCTTCTTTCTTTGAGGCAACTGCGGTCTTGGATGCCCATGCTTCTGATCGGGTAATGATACCCAGGCATTTGTCTGCCTTGCATTCTTGGATCATGTCCGAATCCTGCAACGCCACGAATAGATCTCCGTAGGTTCCCTTGTATTTGATAGCTAAAGCTTCGGCCTCATCATCAAAAGCATCTTCTGGATTAACTAGATCCATTTCTGGGTCACCATTCATACTCATGTACCAGATCTCGCTTGATGAATCATCAATTGATCCCTTGGATGCAAAGAAATCTTCTACCTTTTTGAAGTCGTCAAGCTCTTGCTCTAGTCCTTCTTGTACGATGCTTTCGTAGGCCTCACGCAAAATGTTATCTACCTGCTCTTCAAACTCCACGTTGTTCTCCTTGCTTAGCTCTGTACAAAGAGTACTCTTTGCTGCGTTCTACCGCTTCTATTGGTAAATGATTTGATATGCCAATAGCCAAGTCGGTTATCGGACCACGGATATGGTTAGGTGCCCTAAGTGCAGCCACTAACAACTCAACTAACAGGTTCTCCATTACTTCTAAGTCCTCAGTTTGGAACTTCGGAATGTTCATTTCGTTTTCCCTTCTCTTCCATTTGTTTAATTGAATGACGGTTCGAGCACGTTGGTGGTTCAGATAACTCTACATAGGTAACTATCTGATTGTTACAAGTGCTGCAATTCCAATGACGTTTCATGTGTTATCCCTTCCCTGCATATGCATGGCTTGACGTATGTGTATTCCTTCCCAGTCTCCGATAGTGCCGTGTATCTTTCACCCCAACCCGACCCGTTACAAACCGTACATGTGGTGATCTGGTCATTGGGTCTCATGTCTTTTAGTAAGGTCTTGATTCTATGTAGTGATGGAAACTCTCCGTCTCTTTCCACAATATCAATAACCCTGCGACACATGTGCACCGATGCAGCCAAGAGTTGTTTGTCCACTCTCCAACCAGACTTGATTGTGTTGCGTGCTACCTGCCTGTTGGGGTACAGCGCACACAACCTATCAACGAATCGATCTATGTTTTCTGGCAGCATCAATCCTCCTTCTCGTTATCTCGTTCTCAATTATTGATACACAATTGACAAGCTCATCTTCTTCTAGTTTGCCAACGAATGCGCGACGCAAAAACTTTGACACACTAATTAACATCTCGTCTGTCATGATGATTTCTTCGCCCACTCAACCCTCGCTTTATATCTACGTCTTTCATTCAATGTCATGCCACCCCAAATACCGTAGGTAATGAAGTTGTCGATTGCAAAATCTAGGCATTGCTGCTGGACTTTGCAACCTCCACATAACTCTTTGATTGTTTTTCTTTCTGAGCTGCTGTTGCCACGCTCTGGAAAGAACATGTCGGTCGGCATACCTTTGCAGGCTGACTCGTCACCCCAGCTAAAGTCCTTGTTAAACAAGGAGAACTCATTCATTAATTCCATATCCCATTCCTTTCTATCTTTCATTGGTTTCTATCCGATATCCCAGGGACTCCACCCCGCGACATCGTAAAGGAGTTTGCCTGCTATGAGGTTAGTGAGCGGGTCTAACAGTATAGACTGCTCGCACACCCCAAGTCTCTTGCAGATAAGTCCGTGGTATTGGGCATGATCCTGCTTCCAATGTATCCCGTTAATCTGCAGCAACCCTGTGTCTGACCTATGGTTCCACTCGGAAACCCCAGTTATATTGCAGTTCCCATCAACCATATCCCCGCCAGCACGGTTAGGGCAGCCACCCGATTCCCTCAGGATTATCTGACCAAGCTTCTTCCATGTCGAGCGAGGCCACCCAGCCTGAGTTGCCAAGCTCGGTAGCCAAGAGATATCCCCGTGCTTGAAGGTCACGGGTTTTGGCAAGTCCAGCCTCTCGTGCTTTACGAGCGTCGTTGGCAATGATCCCGATACTTGTATCGAGATTGAATCTGGTGAAGGTGCGATTGCTGCTTGAGCTTGCGAACTCAGAGTAATCAACCCTGCCAAAGGTACGGCTATGCACCGTATAAGTATGTTCATTGTTCCCTCCCATTATAGTAAAACTCCTGAAGTCCTTATGGAATAAGGCTTATGATTTCTGTGAACTCGGTAAGAGTAATTAACACGATACCTTCTGATGTTCCGTCTGGCATTGCGACCATCACAAATGGGCGATTGTCACCCAACGCCTTTGCTTGATCACTCTGTGCTTTCGCGTCTCTGAATCGTGTATAAATCGGACCAACTTGCGCGCCCGCTTTGACCTCGGTACGAAAAGCACCACCCCAATTTTCCTCGTGACGGGTAAGATGACCACCCAACCCAAGTTTCTTACGGGCACGACGTGCTTTTGAATCCCCTTTAGATCTGTTACGTTTACCCCTAGCTGCAGGGTCGCCACAGTTGCGAATCCTACGCGCACCGTCACGACTGGGGCGCCCGAGTGTTCCGAATAGGGGACATCCCTTGGCGTTGCACTTATCTTGGTTGCCTTCACAGTAACCTTTCCTTTCATCCATTGTATTGTCCGAGTGCTTCGTTAAGTAAAACTCTAATCGTTTCAGATCTTGTCTTGCGTATCCGTTTGGATACCTTGTTGACCTGCTTGAGCAACTCGGTATCCAAACGAACAGCGATTAAAGTTTTAGCTATCTTGCTCACTTGTATTGGGTGATAAGCGCTGATGCTTCACCCTTAGTAAGTTCGTCAAGCTTTGTGATGTTGCGATTGACAGCTGCGCTACAGACATCTGCGACTTCTTTGTTGTCGGAGATACCTTGGTTGCGTAACACGGCACGTAACATACCTAGTTGTTTAGGAGATGCTGCTTCCCCTGGGTTTTTGATAGAGATGTTTCGTGGTTGTTCTTGCTCACCATCTTCTACATAGGTAGCACCGTTACTGACCAGCTCATCCATGATTTCGTTTACATTGTTCTTTGGGCTGGCAGCCACAGGGGTTGCTCGCTGTACCTTCTGCATCTCTTCGCGGCTAGGGCGTGCACCCTTGGCTGCGTACCCACAGTTAGCGAGAGCCCTGCCAATGGCGCTGGTCTCTGCGTTCTCTGCGTGTGAGGTGCGGTTTACTGGGCTTGCACCCCGTAGTTCTTCTGCATACCCGCTTGCTACTGGCCTTACATCTTCACGGTCAAAGTAAACCTCTGCTCGTATAAGGATGCGTGTGTCGTCGTAGTAATGGATGGATGTAATGACCCGACCATCTGTGTGGTCAGCCCAAAACTTTACAAGTCTGTCTTCGACTGTTTCGTAATTATCTAAGTTGAACCCTGGCATTGTTATCTCCTTACCTTTGTTTTGAGGACACGGAATTCCGTATCCTTCCTGTATTTCTTTGACAAGACTGGATGGTCTTTATCAAACCTTGATGAATCAAACACGTTGCGTGTCTGTGTCTTCCATGTTACGACGATATCGCCGTTGAGTATTCCTTCCTCTGCTTCTTTCATCATTAGACCAAGCTCTGCTTTGAGTCCGCTTTCAAGTTCGTCAAGTTCTTTCTTTGCTTTCTTTACTTGTTCTAATTGATTGACAATCTCTATTGCTGTTGGTGGAAGAATCGTTTGTGTACTTGATGACTTGTTGTACAGATCAGATACGTTATCGTAAGAAAGTTTTGCTACCTCAGGCACCAATCCTTGCTCGATTAGATTCAGAAACTCATCAACTGCGCTGATGTGTATCTGTTGTTCATCGGACGTAATGATCTGCGTGTACTGATGCAGCTCAAGGTTGCTGTCAAAGATGCGCCACTCAATCTGATTAGTACCTGCGCAGATGGATTGTTGTACGCCTTGCCAATACCATTGACGTGGCAGTACACCTTCCCAACGTTTCTTGGTTGTCTTGATTTCAAACGGTATGCCATCGCTGGTGATTGCGTCAAGTGTGGCAATCATGCGAGCATCTCCATTCTCGAAGCAATACATAATGTCTGGGGTAAGCAAAGCAATGTCTTCTAGATCGGATGTCCATTGGATGAGGACTGGTTCAAGTCGGTTGCCTCGCTCCATTGCAGCGTTGGCTGGCTTGGGTTGCGGTGCTTCGTCAGCAAGTAGTTCTACTGCGAGATCTCCTGGTGTCATGTACTCGTGCTCATTGTGTACTGCTGCTGCGCTTGATGCAGCGATTCGTGATAGCCCTTCAGCGTTGCGCCAACGTACCTCTAACCATTCTTGGCTGCCGTGTTCTGGCTTATTGATTGTGTATCTGTTCATCCTCTTCCTTTCATGTAATACAAACGTATCACGTCAGAGGGATGGACACAACCTTTGATTCAAGATTTATTTGGATGCACTTGAATTCTTTGACCATTGCTGTGGGTATATGTAGAACATGGTCTACGTCATCGTTCGGGGTGATGCTCTGATATATGGTGATGTGTCCTTCTTTGCCACCGTCAGACTGAGGCAGAAGAAATCCTGCCGTGCGCACGAGCACGGGTTCTTGGTCAAGGTCTCGTATGTTGGTCCAGGTTTCGCTACCCGAGTGTGCGTCGATCCACGTCACGTATATATAGGTGAGTTCATTCTTCGTCATCGTCTGGTTTCTCCCCGCAGATTGGGTCGCGCGGGCGCACACCTTTATTTACGCACGCGCACAGGCGCGCGCGTGTCACGGTTGTACCTTTGGTAGGTATTCGTAACTGGCGTAACTCATTGAGATGATGCGCCCATCACGGCCTATCCCAATCCAAGTCGGGGCATCCGAATCACAATTGCAGCCGACCACTTTTGTCTCGTCGTGTTCAACGATGGTGTCGCAATGCTGGCAAGCAAGTCTCATAGCCAACACACATACTCTGCGGTTACACGGCCCTTGTGCGGGTCTATGAAATGTATTCGCTGCGATGGTTTACCTACGGCAGCAATGAATGTGCGGGCGTATTCGTTGTGTGATTCGGGTGAGCCTGTAACAAACACACGCCCACCATTAGCCATAGTGAGGGCTGTTGGTGTGTGGAAATGTCCCATATAACAATCGTCAAATGGTTCCACTACGCCTGTAGACCATGCGGATACCTTGCGTAAGATGTTGCCGAACGAACCTATCTCGTCGCCGTGCACCAGTAATACTTTGTAATTACCAATATGAAAGATCTGGTACCAGTCATCTGACATTTGCCATTTGACATGCTTGATGTCTTTGCAATTGTTTGATGCAATCTGATACGCCATGCGATCAATGTTGTCACCAGAAGGCATGTCGCCTTTGCGTCCCAACCTGCCGTGGTTGCCAAACTCACACACGACTGTGACTTTCTCAAACGATTGGGCAAGCGAGCGAATGCATCCCTCAATGATGCGGACTACCTCGAATAACTGTTCGTATAGATGTGCACCTATCTCATACTGTTGCCCTGGGAATATGCCGACACCTTCTACCATGTCGCCACCCAACATAACTACACACTCTCTTACTGGATGATGTGCTCGTTGGATTTCTGTAAGCTGCAACACTTTCTCCATCATGCTGTCCATGCGGGATGATAGTGCGGGGATGTCGTATGAAATAGTTTTCTTGCCAGCTTGCCAATCGGTAAGATGAACAAGAGCTACTTCTGGTTTACCTTTCCTTGCATCCTTGAGTGGAGGAATAATCTTTGGGCGTGGAGTGGATAGCAGCGAGTTAGCTGCTGCTTCATACACAGCTTCTATTAGGTTGGCTGTTTTGAACTTTGCTTTTGCTTCAGCTCTTTGGCTGTGTAGTAACGCTTTCTTTAATTCAATTAGATTACTTTCGAGTTGGATAACCTCATTGAATTTGCTCACGTTATCTCCAGCGTTGGATAGTCATGTTGGATACCTGTACTCCAAACTCTCGGAGTGTGGATCCAATGGCTGCTGATGAAACAGATTGATCTTTCAAAGCTGCTTCAAAATCTGCGTAAGATTCTTTGTCAAGTAATTGTTTGATTGCTTCCCGTGGATTTACTTTGATTTTTGTTTTCAATGATTCTTTGAATTTACTCATGTTTCCTCCCGTTTGTTAAGTGTAACCCAGAGGGCAAAGGAAGGGAAGAACCAAAACCCCTCTGGGCTACGATGAAACTATAGTACACATGTTGCAAAGTTGCAAGCATTACGCTACTGTGTGAACACAATTTATTAGGCGCATGGTTGTGCCCTTGTCGCAAAGGGTGGGACGTAAACAGGGGAACCTGGGTCGATTGCCACGTCATGTGGCAAGGCGCTGTGATTGAAATAGGGAGTCGGACTGTGGCAACCCGACGGGGGGCACAGACAGGTCTAACTAACTGCGGTTATGTTCCTTGATGTGGTCGTTGAGTTTGTTCTCAACTTTGTCCACCTTCGTTTCAACTCTTCCTACACTTCTATATATATGAGAAAGCATCCCCGCAACTACAGCGTGATCTTCTTTGTTCTCTTTACGGAACTGTGCAATCAAAGCAACCAACACTCCACCTACCGTAGTAACTACAGCAGAGAGTACTAGCGCCCAGCCCCCGTCCATCTCATACGGCTTTCTGTGAATCGACCCATGCCTGCACAGCAGGAGTAGGGTTATCTCCAGTAACTAGTCGTATATGCCAAGGCTCTTCGGGAACTACTTCCCAGCTAAATCCAAACGCTGGTGCGTTAGCAAGCATCCACTCAAAACGTTCACCACTTGCCTCGCTAATATCCACAGCAATCCCTAAGTTGTGTTGTGATGTACCTGGCGCTGCAAGCGACGCTAACTTCTCAGATTTCTTGTACCACTTAACACCATCCCACGTACGGGTTGAAGCACCAGCAATAGGTTCTTTCTGATAACGCTGCAAGAATACTGTTGTTTGCATAGCAAGCGTACGGTATGTATCCCCCGCAGACGTAGGCTTAAACGGTTTAATCCCATCAGCTAACGCCTTTGCACGCATCGCATGATATGCGTCAGCTGCACGCCAATGAAGCCTACCGTAAGGTTGAGTGTCTCGGAGAAGTGAGTCTGGAAGGGCACCAGGTTTCACACCTTTAAGATCCGCAGGCAATACAACCTTAACGATAGGCCAATTCTTTTTCATTACTTCTTTTTCTTAGCCTTCTTACCGTATTCTTTCATACGGTCTTTAGGACCTTCCATCTTTTCGTGCTTCATCTTCGCTTTTTTTGAAAAATACTTTTCATTTTTTACTGACATTATTTTGCTGCTTTCTTTTTTGGTGTTCCAAACGCTGCTGAGATTTCTTCTGTTGTAAGTTCACCATCAACTGAAGCAGCAGCAAGTTTCTGTACCACACCAAACAAAGCTGTAAGTCCAGCAACACCAGCAGACTTAACTACATCTACTCCAAGGATTGCACCGCCAGTAATAATCGGCAAAGCCGATGCAATAAACAACGAAACAAGTCGTTGTGAAAGGTCCAAAGTTTTAGCAATCATTGAGTTCATTCTGTGTCTTTCTGTGTAAGGGATATTAATGAATGAATTAAAATACCCACACCAGTAAGCAACAGAGCTTGACGCAAAGTTGGACCAGACAAGGTAATTAAAACCATGCCCGTTCCCACCCATGTCCAGGTGTTCTCCATAATGTAGGTTACAATCCGTTTCATTTACGTCTAATACTACTAGATGACATTCCTACCAATAAAGCGCCAGCAGCTACAAGGGTTCGACGTGTTTTTACAGGGATGTTAGAACCCGTTGGTACGTAGTCCTCAAACTGGGAGCCAAAGATATCAATGGTTTTCTCAAACGCCTTCTTAATTTTAGTAGGGGCTTCTTGAATAGCAGCAGTAAATTCTTCCAACTGTTCCTCAGTTAGTTCCTCTACGTCAATCTGCTCAAACAACTCTTCGGCCTGATCCTCAGTAATAGCAGCCAACACCTCAGGACTTGAAGCAATCTCGGTGGCTTGATCCGAAGTAATCTCCGCAGCCAACAGTTGGGCGACAGCAGCAACAATCTGTTCAGGTTCAGCCTCGGTAAGGTCCTCTAAGATTTCTCCTACTTGCTCATCAGTAACTGGCTCATCAGCTGGGACATCAGGTAAGGTGGTAGTTGATGACAACTCTGGTGATTCTTCTTCTATATCTTGTGTATATTCCTCTGGCGATTCTGTTGTTGTTGGGGCATCTGTTTCGTCAGGAGCAATCTCTTCAACGGAAGTATCTTCAGGATAAGTCTCTTCTGGATAAGTCTCTTCTGGATAAGTCTCTTCTGGATAAGTCTCCTCAGGAGTAGAAGTAGTTGTTTCTAGAGTATCTTCTGACACCTCTTCTTCTTCTTCAGGAAGGATCGTTACCGTGGGTTCTGGCACTTCTGTTGTCGTTGTGGTTGCCGTGGCTACTGGCAAAGATGTCGTAGTTGTCGTTGCAGGGACAGTCGTTTGAACTACAGTAGTAGTACTTGTCGTCGTTGACTCCGTGGATGTTGTAGTTGGGGCCCATGATGTAGTGGTTGTCTCCTGAATTGTAGTAGTTGTAGTACTAGATGTAGTAGTAGACGAGGAGGAAGATGAAGACGAAGATGAAGATGTTGTTGTGGTCCCTGGCAGGGTTATTGTGGTTGTCGTCGATGATGTGGTTGTTGTGGTGGATGTTGTTGTCGTCGGTGAAGTCGTTGTTGTAAACGCAGAGTCGGGGATCATTTCCCAGCCTTGACCGTTGATGTTCCAGGCGAGCATTATGCAGGTGCCGCCACCGTTTTCGTACATCCATAGTTCTAAAGGTTGGCTGCCTGCGTTTAGTTGTAGTGGTCCTGATTCGGTTGCTGAACAACCCTGGTCATACCAGACACCGAACGTGTTGCCGTCAATAGTTATCTCACCACCGTCATCTGATGCAAGCCAGAACTCAATCGTGTTGTGTTCAGGGATAGTAATGAACCCCGTCATGTGCACCATAAACAAGTCACCTGTGCAATCCTCGTACGGTTCACCGTCATAGGAACGGTTGATGTTGTTCTCTGTTTCAGTACCGCAGACAGGGTATTCGGTGGTGGATTGGACTGGTGGTATTTCGTCGATTGTGTAGTAGGTGGTTGCTAACCCTGGTGTCGGTTCAGCGTTGGCGGTTTGTGGGAAAACTGTAAACAGGATTGCTGGTAGCGGTATAAGCCACCTTGTTAGATTGCGACCCACTCTAGTTCTTCTTCGTTCCACAAACCAAATTTTTACCTACAAAATCATTTGGCAAAATATCAACTATTACATGGACTCTATCTTCATTGCTTAAATTTTCTACTTTATGTAATTTAGTATTATCAATCTCCCAAATTTCTCCTGTTTTTAAGTTTTTCTTTTCTCCGTCAACATAGAACCAAACTTCATCATTTGTAACAATGGGGATATGATGTCTTTTAATTGTATTTAAATACAATCCATTATCGGAATGCTCATTAATTTTTTTTCCAGCAGCCAACTTCACAAGCATAGTTTTAGCAAGTTCTCCATTATGTAAGTTTTTTAAATAGTTTAAAATAGGCTTTAATAAGTTGACTAATTCATTATTTTCTAATGTAAAGCTATATTTGCATTTTACAAATTTGTTTGTTTTTAGGCTTTTTTCTTCCCAAGATTTAGCATCAAAATCAGTTATCTGTACGGTATGCGTATGTCTATGTATAAAGAAAGTATCTTGCCTAAAAGTGTAACTAAGCCATTCCTGGTTAAAGTTGTTTATTACCTTAGCAATTTCTGAAACATCTTCTGTTTTGTGTAAAACAAAAGCTGTCACTAATCAGCCGAAACCCAAACTTGAGTTGGTTCATCCCAATAATAACGAATAGTATTTGAGGCATCAGAAGGCCTTGGTGTTGGTGGTTTCCAATTGTAATCGCTGTCAAGATTCCATGAGGCAAATGGTTGAGGCAAAATGAATACGTCCGCTTCAGGATTGTAGGTCATCCCAATAGTCCCAAAGTGTTTACGAAAATTATGATTGTAGCTTGTTTGTTTCCATTCGCCGTCAAGACCTAGTGTACTGATAATAAAATTTTGACCAATAGGTTCACTTTCTGGAAAGACGTCACCACAAACATCATTACTAATTACGATTACATTTGTAACAAGGTTACTTTCAACCTTAGCAAAGTGAGCCATACAAACTCCATTCATCCAGACGATTACATTTGTCAATCAATTCATCAGATAATTCAACATCAACTGTGCGCCGACTAATTTGTGGGCGAACATCGTGTTGACCGATAAGGCCATATACAGCGTCGTTTTCTTTATGGTGATTTATGATGTTATCAAGGTTGTGCACAAAAGGTTCCCAACCACAATGCTCGTAAATACGGTCAAGAGTCACTTGTGTGTTATCAACAAGCTCATCATAAGTGACAAAAATAAACTCACCATTGTTATTTTTTCTTGCCCATTCAACACCAGCAAGTGAACGCATAATTGGTTCACTACCGTCTTCAAGCAGTATCTCCATGTCTGCCCAACCATTTGCTTTGCGTAAAGCTAAAAATGAAGCAACAACTTCAACAAGTGGTCTAACAAGCACAATAATTTTTGGTGCGTTATTAAAGTAACGGTTTAAGATTTCAACATTGGCTGGTAATGTCCACGAACGGCATTTGTCAACGACAATCGATTTTGCTACATCGGCATAGTAGGTGTGCGGTATTGGTTTAACTAGGGCGTCAAGAATATCTTTATTAGTTGCTTTAAGTTGTTCAGAGTTAACAACTGACTGTTGCATATCCCACATCAATTGACAAACGGCTGAATTACCTTCAGCATGTATTTCAGGATTTTGTGACAAGATAGCCGACAATAAAGTTGATCCTGTGCGCGGTAATCCACTAAGTGCTACGAATTGTTTTATCATGCCCACGTAGCTGTACCAGAACCAGTAAATTTATAAACAGTATAACCATTAGCAGTTGTAATAGTAGGTGATCCAGTTGTTGATGTAGCTTCATTGCCAGCAACTACTCTAACAACTACTATTCCAGAACCTCCGCCAGCACCTCCATACCAGGCTTGGTTGTAACCATCTCTGCCGCCACCGCCACCGCCACCGCCTGTGTTTGCGCTACCACCACCTGGGGCACCGCCACCACCAGAACCACCGCCATCAACACCGCCAGATGGGCCAGCGTTATATTTACCTCCGCCACCTCCACCGCCATAACCAACAGTGCTACCAGTAATACTTGTTTGTACTCCAGATTGTCCAGTACGAGCGCCACCGCCTTGTCCGCCTTCGTAGCCACCGCCACCGCCACCACCAGCGCCTCCACCACCAGAACCGTTGCCAGCAGCGCCAACACCACCACCTGTACTTCCGCCTCCACCAGCGGTACATGTTTTTGTAACAGCACCATCACCATCAGCAACTACAAGACTACTTGTACCACCACCGCCAGCAACTGTTGCAGTTAAAACTCTTGGCGGAGTGAATGTGATTTGACTTTCCACAGAACCGTTACCACCAGTTTGGCTCAAGGTGCTACGCACTCCTCCGCCTCCACCACCAGCACCCTGCTTAAGGTTCCACATTCCTGCACCACCACCAGAACCACCGCCTGCTACAACAAGGAAATCAAAAATTATTGGCGATGCACCACCACCACGTCGCAAACTGTCAACTTGGAGTGTTGAGTTCGCATGTTTTTTGCGTGGGGACAACGCCCCACCACCAACAGCTTTGCCACCTGTTGTGTTTCTAAAACTTCTAGGCATTATTTAACCTTAAGCCGTAATTCGGTTTACGTATCCTGACAACGAAATAACGTTTGTGGTTCCTGCTGCTGCTTTAACTGTAAGCGCAGTAGCGTTACCTTTAAGAATTAAGCCAGGAACTATAAGATATAAACCACCCTTGGTTTTTACTGTGTACTCAATAATGTCGTCGGGGTCTGTTGTGTTACCAAAACCAAGACGCAAAGCAACGTCTGCTGTGTGGTTGTTTTGTGCGTAAATCCAAACCTCATCATACGTTGTCGCTGTTGTAGAGCCAGTATGGATCAAGGTTGGTGATGTACCAATTGCTGTTGCTACAACCTTAATTGCTCGCCCATCGGTGCTTGAACTTAATGCTATTTTGCTGAATGTTGACATTTATTATCTCCTATGTTATCCGAATATTTGCCCTGCGAGAATGAACTGGTCATTATCTACAGAACTAAAAACAAACGCCGTAGTAGCAACCTGTGTCGTACTGGTTCCTACTGCAGCAGTAGGGGCTGCAGGAGTACCTGTAAAAGTTGGTGAAGCTACAGGTGCGATACCCGCAGTTGAAAGACTTGCCCAAGCAGGGTCAGTACCATCAGAATAAAGAACTGCACCTGAAGAACCAATAGCAAGTCGACCAACAGTAGGACCGCTACCCATTTTAATCATGTCGCCACGGGTAGTCATTGTCGAAGCAAGAGTATTTGCTTCATCAGCGTCAGTTGCTGTAAAGACAGGGTAACAAGTAGCGCCAGCAGAATGCGAAACAGCAGTAGTGCCGTCTACACCACGAGTAATAGACGAAAGCGACCCAGTTGATCGTGAACTAACAAGAACTTTTTCTTCTGTTGACAAACCTGGATCAATAACCATATGAAATGGTCCACCAGCAGTAGTAGGCCAAGCAGTTACCGTACCAGTAAGCGAAGCACTAGTGTCGCCAGAAGTTATAGAGCCAGTAAGAGTGCACGCTGGTGCTGCACCTGCATAAGATCTCCTAGTTACTGCTGCCATTTATTCTCCTAATCCTGTACTGATCTCATTGTAACAACACAGGTACCTTCAAGGTTCCAAGTTCCATTCGCGCCGTCAACAACTTGGAAATCCAAGTCCTCAACAACTACCGAAAAAGTCTCTGTATTTTCCTGATAGTTTACCACACGAGGACTCGTAACTAGGTCCCTTAATAGGGATAGTTCGTTTTGTACATCTAAGTAGTATTCAATGCCGTTAATTACCTGCTGACGGTTCATAAGTAGGGGAACCTTAAATACTTGGCTGCGGGCTGGGGATGCGTATGCTCGAGCCATCCAACGGGTAACAGTTGGGCCAGTACTTACAGTAGCCCTAGTTAAATCCAACCTAAAAGACGCTTCAATAAATTTGGCTTGAGGACCAGTAGCAACAGACTCGGTTGCTGCCGCAACATTGTGTGCTGTTAAAGCCGTAAAGTTTCCTGTGTCGGTTGATATGTTTGGTGTAACCGTGCCAGCTAAAGGTGTAGTACGAATATCAAATTTAGCTACAAACTTTCTATCTGGGATTCCCCACCTATAGATACCTGTAGTAATAGAACCAGATGAAACAAGATCAGTTGATTCCGCATACAACCCAGAACCAGAAATAGCAAACAATCTTTTAGAACTAAATGTTCCCGCAGCAGTAACCGTGCCACCAACACTAGCCATCAAGTCTGATGCAAAAGCTGGAACATTAACTGCAGTAAAAGTTGAAAGATCTAAACGCCCAAGACCCGAAGTTGACGTAGCATAATCTGACCAAGTAAACCAAACAAAATTACCTTCAGCGGTAAATTGATTTACGTCCCCGTTAGTTGAAATAAGAGCACCAGTAGTTAAGTCCCCATTGTTATCTGCTGTTGCAAATCGCACACCTTTGTTTGTCCCAATTAATACACCGTTAAGATAAGAACCAAGATGGGTTGGTATTTCTCCAATTGGTAAATCAAGTGCAACTACTGGGGTTTCTAATACGCCAGCTGTAGTGATGGTAAGTTTATAAATTGCTCCACGGTTACCTGTATAGCCAGCTAAATAAATAGCGTTAGGGCCAGACGCAGAACCAATCCATATCCAAGCATTTAATGGGTGTGTGTAGTCTGCTGCACCAACATTCCCAGTTGGGTTGTAATAAAGTTTGTGTTGATTGCTAGTTCCTGGACCACCAGTAACAATAAAAAATCCTTTAGACAAATCAACATAACCAAACTCGCGACCGTAAGCAACGTTGACTGCTGTATGGGTTGACGGTACCTTCCATAATCCATACGAATTAGTTGTACCTGGGTATGTTAAATAAACAGATGATCCGTCACTAACCATGTCTTGAGGTGTACCAGTAGGTAATCCAGTTACAGCTGTCCATGTTGGGCTTGATGCATATGGGTTTGTTGAATAGTAAAGATTTGTACCATCTAAGAAATAAACTTCTGTATCTGTTGTAGCAATCTTTAAGTTTGTGCCAGTAGCAGCTTTAGATAAAGCTACACTTTTAAGCAACGAGATCTGGCCTTTAGTCCAAGGGTTAATTCCTTGACTTGTATTAAACCTATAGTCCTGTGCTTCTGCTGTGTCGGCATACTTTTGTCCAGCACCAAGATGCCAAGAGCTTTCACCACGTCGCCACAATCCCTGTGGGTTAATAGCTGCTTCGCCAGGTGTAGTTGATTGGTCAACCGAATCACGAACACGTGGTTCAAAACCACGAGAAAACAAATTAGATTTAAGATCTACAAGAAAAGGTCTTGAATCAATTGCGACAGGAAAAATATCTGGGACCAAGGAACTAGATTCCTGTCCTGTGTAGTAAGCAGGAGAAGGAAGATAGGCATTCGTATACCGCAGTAGTAATGACACGGATCATTCCCTTGTCAAGAATGTTGGGTATGCTCGCATCAATCGTGCAGCCTCCGCAATGATTCTGTCTCTCCGTAGTTGCCTTAGGGCTGTCACAGAGTTGCTGATTGCACCAGAAGCTACTTCTTCTGATCGACGTGTATCGCCTTGTGACTCAATAAAGTTTCGTTTGATTTCGCGTGGGGCCATCAATCTAAGTTGTGTACCGATAACAACAATATCTTCTACTGATTCTTGTATACCACAATCTGTATTAAGGTTGGTTGCTTCAGTAGTAACTGAAGTGTATGGCGCTTTGTAGACAACACGAAGTCTGCCAGGGTATACAGCTTGGTCAAACTTGAGAGCAAACGAAGAAGCAAAGTCATCGGTTGGTAAATCTCGAACAAGTTTTACTTTGCGAGCTACTGGGTAATCGTCGGTAAGATAACGAACAGATACATTGAGAACATCTATGACATCAGTAGCTGATGTTAAGTTAACCATTCTGTCTGTGCCGTTGTATGTTTGGTTAAAAGTTTTAACTTGAAACAATCCATTAACTGGTGATGAAAGATCTAGTACCTCATCGTTGATTGCTTCAAGTACTTGAGCTCTAGGAAACCTAGGGGCAACTGTTAGCAACGCACCGCTTGTATGTGCGGCTGCTGTTGTCCCATTAAATCCACGTTGAACCGTTAAAGTTTGAGTAGAAACATTGGCTGCCCAAATATAAAACACTTCAGAATCAATTTCAAAAACCTGTCCAGCGCGTAAACCTTCTATGGCATACGTGCAAACAACAGAAGTATCTGAGCTTGTAATGGTGGAGGCCAACTTGTTGCGGGCCTCCACCGTTCCAGATAGAAGTTGCCGCAACGTTTTATTAATTACCGTTGCTGCAGTTGTCATTACTTCTTTTTCTTGCCTTTCATTTTCATTGACTTGCCAGTTTTCTTGGCTTCTGCTTTAGCCATTGCCATACCTTTTGGGGTGTAAGCAAATTCCTTTTTTCCTACTTTTGGCATTACTTGCCTTTCTTGTTCTTGTTTCGTGCGGATATTGCTTTAGCCTTAGACCGTGCATCCGCTTTAGACGAAGCACCCCAAGCCTGTAAAGATAATAGCAGTCTTGTTGGTTTACCTTTTTCATCTCGTTCAGGTCCTGGCATGTTTCCCATGCGTGCGAGGAATGATGCTCGACGTGGATTGTCTCCTGCTTTAACAGGTGCTTTCAATGTCCCACCTTTGTATGATGCACGACCTTTTGCATTGAGTCCGCCCGCAGGATTCTTTCCTTCTTTGCGCTGCCATGCTGGTGATTTCATTTAATACCTATCCCTGTCTCGACTTGCCATTTATGTTCTGCTTTTTTTTCAACTTCGGCTGAACCATCAATTCGTTTTGGTTGCAAACCTTCCTTCCTTAAACGCTTATAAGCTGGCATATCTTTCTGCCAGTTTCGTTCTACCTTATTTGTTTGCTCTACTTGCTTCCCACGAGTTGTGGTGCTATTAGTGCCCATGCGAATATTCGCAATGCGACAACCAAAACAACCATCAACATCTAAATCGGGATGGGTTTCTGCATGCTTCACGTTATGTACGCTCCGTATCCAGCTGCTGTTAGGTCTGCTACTTCTTCATCCGTTAATGGAATTACGTGTGAACCAAGGTAGACCTTAACTGCTGTGCCATCTCTTGGATCATTAATTGTATACGAACCATCTTGTAATTCAAAGAGGTTTTCTACTCTTACGCCGTTAGGTAGACGAGCAAACAATCGTTTGCGTGGTTGCCAACTAATTTCTGAGTACCCTTCAACAAAAGCAAAGTTCGTAGTTTGTGGAACCCTAAACATACGAGACTTAACCCACGTAGCGTTCTGGCTTACAGAACCCACACCAGAGCCTGTAGCTGTTCTAGGAAGCGATTCGATACCGCTGGCTGTCTCGGTACCAACACCTGATCCTGTCGCCGTACGGAGCGCTACAACGATTCTGGTAGCAGCCTGTGTGCCAAGGCCAGACCCTGTTGCTGTTCTTGGTAGGAGTTCTATCGCTGTAGCTGTTCCAGTACCAAGTCCACTACCTGTGGCGTTTCTTACTAAACCACGAATAAATACTGTTAAAGAAGTTCCAGTACCGCTACCCGTTGCTGATCTAAAAAGAGACAAAAATGGATCTGCGTCACCAGAACCCGTGCCAGATCCTGTAGCGGTGCGAGCCAAAACTTCTTTGGTTGTGCTTGTTGATTCACCTGCTGTACCACTACCTGTAGCAGTACGGATAACTATAAGTAATCTAGTTGCTGTTTCTGTGCCAAGACCAGAACCAGTAGCGGTTCTTGCATATACTGCAGGACCTAAGTAGTAGCGACCACCAGTTAAATATGGAAATGAATAGTCAGTTAACCCAGTAAGACGTAACTGGTTAGAACCAGAAGTTACTGCGCTATCAGCGCCAACACCAGACCCTGTAGCTGTACGTAATACTATACGTACCCCAGAAGCCGACTCGGTTCCAGTTCCTGAACCAGTAGCAGACTTTGCTTTTGTTGCAAACGCAATTGCGGTTCCCGTGCCAAGACCAGAACCGCTAGCGGTCTTTTGTTTTATAGGTGCACCTACATAATAAGCACCACCAGTTAAATATGGAAATGAATAATCGGTTAATTTACCAATACGTAGTTGAGTGGGTCCCGAAACAGTTACTTCGGTACCAACACCAGATCCTGTAGCGGTACGTAGTACTACACGTACACCATAAGCTAATTCGGTTCCAGTTCCCGACCCAGTACCAGACTTTGCTTTTATTACAAGTCTATTTGCAGTCTCTGTACCAACACCAGAACCAGTAGCAGTTAATTGAAATATTAACGCACCAATGTATAAACCCGTCGCAGGTTTATACGGTGATGAATATTTTGTAAGTGTGCCCTGAAAAGCAGCCATAGGGTTTACCCCCTACGACTAATCGAGAGACAGGGTTAGTGTAGTAATTTGGAAAGTATCGCCAGCAGTTACAGCAGCCGATGCTGACAATGCACCAGTCCACAAAGCGTTACCCGCAGTTGACGCATCCCATAACGACCAATGTGTATAAGTTTCTGTAGTAGAAACGTTAGTCCACTCAATAGTTGAGCTTGTTGCAATAGCGCCCGAAGCCGCTGTAGCCCAAGCAGAAACTTTACGAGTTGCTTCAACAGCAGCATTAGAAGTAGCAGCCTCACCAGGATCACCAAGATGCAACTTGACATACACATTCGTTGGCATAGTCCAAGCAGTTTTACCTGTGGTGTGCTCCAAGATTTTCAGTTCAGCATAATTAGAAATTGACATACAAACCTTTCGTTAGTAAAAGTATAGCAAAGCCCCCCCGCCTTTCATGACGGGGAGGCCCTACTAATTAATTATTAGGCGTTGTTAGTACCAATGCTTGATGCCGACTCGATTCGACGAAGCGAAGCTTCGCGGAAGCGACCGTAGCCGCCGAGCCAGTACCAACCAAGTGGTTGCAGACGCATCAAGATATCTGTGACATTGCCACGGACAATCTTCGGTGTTGCGCCATTGCCATCTTGCACGCTGTAAGCCTTAGCAAGAGCCTGACGACCCATGATAAGAGTTGAGTATGCATCTCCTGTACCAGCTGCACCTGCGCCGTTGAAAACGTTGGTGAATACCTTGGCACGTGGTGTCTCAATGAAACGTACCGACTCAAACAAGCCGATCTCGCCATTGTAGATACCAGTTGGATCCACGTAGTTGGCTGGTGTGCGCCATGCACTTGCATCTGTAGCCGAACGGAAGTCGTACGACACGTCTGGGTGGATGAAGCCGATGTATGAACCATTGAAGGTTGCAACGTTTGCACCACGCAAAGCAGCTACCTGCTTGCGAACGTCGTTTGCAGTCAAGATGTCTGCTACAGCCAAGCCGACACGACTTGTCTTACCGTTTGAGTAAGCCACGTTGGTTCCTGCGGCAAGAACGTCACGAACGACTTGATCGATCGAGTCACCTGCGTTGTAGCCAATGATGTTTGCTGCTGCCGAGTCAACATCCAAGAATGCTGTGCCACGGAGTTTTGCTGTTGTAACAACTGCGTTGCCGTATTCAGCCAAGGTAACTGTTACCTGACTGTCCGAGAGCGCTGTTGGGGTTACGTCAGTTACTTCGTTCAACGTAGATGTCGCTGCTGCGATGTCTGCGAAGATTGTGAATGTAACTCCAGTACCAGGCATTGCCTGTGCTACTGGTTGTACGTCCGCTGCCTGATCGAAAAGAAGTTCTGAACGCAATGCGAAATACGCAAGACGGTCAAACGCCACCTGGTCGATAGACAAGGACGAGAGTTGTGTTTCGCCTGCCATGATTAATTCTCCTTAAAGAATTGGTTAATTGTTGATTTGATTCATTCTTGCTTGAGCCAACAATTCCATTACTTCTCTTTCGGATTTAGCGTTTGCAATTCTAGTGCTGTAGTCAACCGTCGCTTCAGTTGTGTCTCCAACGCGTGATGCGTTGCTAACTCGATCCCATGCTTGCTTCTCCTGTGTAGGGGCTGCTTGCATAGTTTCTTGGGGCTTAATGAGATTTGCTTCTGCGGCTGCAACTCGGATTGCCTCGGGTGTGAGATCGCCATCGTACGCTTTTACGAAATACTTGGACATCCCTGAAGATAGGTCTACGCCTGCCTTCACAAATGCCAACTCTCGTTGAGCCGACTTAGCTTCCTCTGCTTGCTGACGCAAGCTCTTAACCTCTGACTCCAACTCACGCATTCTTGCACGAACTGGATTCTTTGTTGCCTGGTCTTCTTGAACGCTGTCCTCTTCATAGAAGTCTTGTTCTTGCATGACCCACTCCTCCGCCCACACCTGGCTGGAGGGGCCAAGTGGCTGCATATCTCACCCCTGTTAGCACATTGAAATCGGGGGGATTTCCAATGGTTATCCCTGATGGGATATAACTATCTTACATCACAATTAGTGATTGTCAAGGGTTGGCTATCTGTATTAGAGATTTGCTTGACCGTACCCAGATTTGTACGAACCGCTGTCGCCTTGAGCAAGGGTTGCTGAACCACCACTAGCAGTTACCTCACCGATACGACGCTTTTTGCGTTCTTCCACCAACCGTTTAGCTTCAGCATCTGTACCTAAAGCAGCCTGAGCAAACTGAAGATCGGTAATTTGTTGTTCACCAAACCCACCACGTCGCAGTTCACCCATCTGACCAATTGTTGCAAAAGCTGTTTCGGCTTCAGTTTGGCTAATACCTTGTCGTACAAACTGTTCAGCCACATCCTTATTCAAGTTGAGTGCTGAAAGTCTTTGAGCGCTTTCCGCAATTAAGGCTGCTTGCGCTTGACGCTTGTAATCTGGAGACATAAGAGGACGTGCTCGATCAGGGTCAATTACGTATGCAAGAAGATCTCCGTCGGTAACGCCATACATTTCTGCCATCTTGTTCTTTACTTCTGGAGAAGCATCACGCACTACCGTATAAGCGTCTTTAAGACGGTTGTTAAGTTCTGTTACAGACACGTCACCACCAATAAGTTTTTCAAAATCATCTGGTGAATCGTAAAATCCCTGTGGTAAACCGTTGGCAGCCAAAGTATCTTTGTATGATTTTTCCAAAGAAAGATAAGTAGCTGGCGACAATTCTTTGAATCCCAAAGATTTGCGTCGTTCGTTTGCAGCAAATCGTTTCTTGTATGCTTCTTGTTCTTTTAACGCAAAGATAAGAGAGTCGCCGTCATTAACATCTATTTCATCCTTAGCGTAAAGAGAATACGCATATTCATACAAACCCTCTAAACCATAACTGGCTAGCACGTTGCGCAGTATTGCTTTTGCTCCAGCAGCTGGAACAAATTCTTCTCCACCACCGTTACCCCCTTTACCAGTATTACCGCTAATAATAGGGGCGCCTGGAAAAGCATCTACCGATCCACGTTCTGCAAGATTGCGATCTTTGCCTTGCTGAATAAGAGTGTTGAGAGCATTTTGTCTTTGCTCTAAAGTGCCTGACCCAACTCCAGTATTAGCTACAAGTTCGTTAATGTAGGTTTCATCACCGTAAAAACCACGAGCTTCACTAACAAGACCTGGATCCAGGGTCTGAGAAGTAGGGCGAGTTACCTGACGACCACGAGCTTCAGATAGCGCCCGAAGATCTTGTTCCGACATTGACATTAGAGTACCTCTCCAAACGTTCTAGCTATGGTTGTAGCTAGCGTCATAGCATCACGCTTTGCTTTCTTTGTGTTTTCAAAACCGTACTTGGGGTCCGTGCGCAGCATGGTTTCCCATTCACCCAACGTAGGTGGAGGTGTGTTGGGTCCACCAAATGCCGTTCTAAACTTTGGATCATTAAACGAAATAGATTCTGGAGATAGCTCTAGTGTCCTGGCAGCTGTATCTTTGTAAGAACTAAAGATCTCAGCAAGAGTTAAGCCAGCATCCAATTGTGGAGCCAATTGAAAGTGTGCTGCTTTAGCCAAAGCCATACCTTTTTTCTTAAGAGTATCCAGGGTAACAACTTCTCCGTTGTATTCTTTGCCCTGAATTGAGGCAAGGATTTGTTCGTTTAAATCTGGTGGGTTATACCCATAATCCATTGCTACTTTCTTCAATGCCTGCGCATCAAGGCTGTCCAACAAATCCTGTTTGCCACGGGCACGAGTACCCACAACGCTGTTCACATATTGCGACAAAGCGAGCCCATTAAGACCACGGCGTGTTGCCGTTAATGTGATGTCATCTAGTTCTTTGGTTGTTAAACCAAGGTCGCCATAACCGCTAGCTATCGTTATGCGATTGGCCCTGATTTTGTCGGCTTTATCTACATCGAGCAGAGCATCAAATGCTTTGGCGGATTCAACTGTTTCGTTGTAGTACTTGGTTGCTTTAATTTTTGCATTGAAAGCATCAACGCCAGCTTGAGTTGTGAATTCGTACTGTGTTGGTCTTTTGGCTACATCTTGAATAAGATCAATTAGATCATCACCAAATTTGGCTCGAGCTTCCTGTTCTCCTGGACCACCATCAACAAGCTTTGCATATTGCGGAAACTTTGAAATGAACGCACTACGCCAATCTTGTTTTGGCTCTTTCTTTTCTTTTGCCATTATGCGCCACCCAATAGTGAGAAGACCTGATTGATTGCTTTACCTGCTGAGTATGCACCAAACTCCCCAGGTGCAGCCTTCATTGCTTGCTCTTCAGCTGCAACACCAAGAGTAGTTGGATCCTCAACATTGGATAGTTGACGCTTTCTGTCCATATCTTGAATAGCTTGAACTGCAATTTTTACTTCTGCTGGGGTTGCTGCTCTGCCAAGTAACTGAAAGAATGCATCTCCAGTTTGTTTTGCTGCGTCTTCTCTTGAGACAACAGATACGGTTCGACCAGTACCCATTGATGGTGGACCAACAAAATCACCAGATGTCCACAGATTTACCAATGCTTTCAATGTACGGCGTCTATCATTCGCCGTTACCATAAAGTTTCCTATTGCATTTGAGTCAGCATTACTTAAGCTAATTCCATATAAAGCTTGCGAACTAGGTTTCCCGTCTCCGTAATAACCAAGCCCAACCAAAGCTTTAAAGAATTGTGTGCGGTCAGCCTCATTCTTTAATCTAAAGAACTCTGTGTCTATCTCTGAACTTGGATCATAGATATCCCTAGATGGCGCATCATTTTCATCAACCAACTTATCGCCTGTGTAAAACCATTTTGATCCACCAGGTCCACGCTGTACCGTAATTGTTTTTGGAAGCAAAGCAGGCAAACTAGTTGGATCCATGCCTTTACTTTCGCGTGGATATGTTACTGCTTCGTCCTGAATAATTTTTTGAGTTGTTGGATTGTTAGGATTAATAGCAATTGGGGTTTTAGGGATAAAAGTTTCTTCGCCTTGTGCACCAGTAACACCAGGGTCGTTCTCTCCTATGAGGGTAGTTATGTTTTGTTCTGAGTTTTTGTCGTCTTTAGCCATTATTTTTCAACCTCTGATGAGAGCAATCGTTGCCAGATTCTATCAAACTGTGGGTTTTCTTGGGCTAAACGATTACCGAAACTGTAGAGAGACTCAGCTACTGGTTTGGCTTTTTTAGAATTAAAGCTTTTAAGATCCTTGCCCTCTAACAAAGACTCTCTTGCGCTTAGATATCTAGCAACCAATGGAGCTACTTCGTTGTTTGCCAAACGTGGATCTTTAATAATTTCTTTTAGCAAAATCAATTGATTATCAAACTCACCAACGGTGAATTCAGCTACTTCGGGGAAGCCTGGATATTCTTGGTGCAGTTTTGTGCGGTAAGCCCTCAGCTTTTCGCTTTGTGCTTCTGATGGGAAAGCAGGGAACATCTTGCGGGCTGCTCGGAACTTAGCTGAACCAATACGATTCTGTGCTAATTCAACCAGTTCGTCCAGTTTAAGCGACCTTCGTTTGCCCTCTGATTTCTGTCGATTGTAAACATCTTGGTTAAACTCTGAACCTGTCGGGCCAAAGTAAGCCGCAAGATCTTCATAGTCTTCCATCAGGTCTCGGTTCTTAAGTTCCCATTCTCCGAACTCGCCAGTTGCTTCAAGACCATTGACCAAGCTTTCAGTTTTAGAACCAACATACAGCGCTGCTTCTTCTCCGAAAACTTTAGTAAAACGTGTAACAGCAGTTTCGTAATCCTCTTCCTGCATCTTGCTGAACACTTGAACAAGTTGGTCAACGTAAATATCTTTGTCCTTAAGTTCTACTTTATATCCAACCTGTGGCGAAGTTGGTCCAAAGAACTGTTGACCAATTCTTATAGCGGTGATAATTCGAGCGTCACGCAAAGAGTCCTTTTCAAGTTTGGCAAAGCCCTCTTTGGTTGTCAGGTCGTAATCACCAGATGCATACTTTGCTCTGGCTACGTCATTCAATGTTGTGGCAAACGCATTGTTTACTGTGTTGTTGTTTTCGTCATGCCAACTGTACATCAAAGATATAAGTTTGTTTGCAACACCTGGCAGCGGATTTATTTGACTTGCTATTTCGCCTTTTGAAATACCAGCTTTACCATATGGTAACAAAATTTCTACGATCTTGCTTGTTTCTGGTTTGTTTCTCAACAGGAAAGAAGCTGGGATTTGAGCCAACGGTCCAAGACCTGGAATCCAGCTCATACCCTGACTAAGTTGAGAAACTGGTGCCTCAAAAAAGGAATCAACACCAGCTGCTTTGAGTGCTGCTGGAAGCCCAAACCACATAGGGAACTTAAAGAACATTTGTTTTGATTGTGGGTCCTGATACCAGAATCCGCGACCGTCTCCATCTGGATCTGCCTGCCCAAGATTACCCGCATAACGCACACCTCTCGTCAAACGAGTTGGGTCTTCCAAGATAAGTCCTGCATAGGTCCCAATAATTTCTCGCCATGCACCAATAAACGGAAAGATGATTCGCAAAGAATCCTCAAGGTTGTTTCTTGAAGATGCGTCGTAAAGCAAACCTTTAGTTTTGCTAACCCCTACAAGACGAGCGTAATCATCTAGATCTTTTACCGTTAAGGTTCCATTTCCAGGTGTTGCCGCTACCTTCTGTAGTTTTGCCGCAGTTTCTTTGCTGCCAATATACTTACCAATGTCGCCACCTGATTGCTGTTTAAGCTTGGTAATTAACCCCTGTGCTTCACTTGCTGAAAGCTTGTCAATGTGATTGGCAATTTCGTCATAGTAAAACTTTCTAAAAACTGGGCTGCGCTCTAACGTCTTTGCCCACTTCTGTCCATACATTTGAGAGAAAAAGAAATCGGTAAAATCATCCAGCTTTTCCTGGGTAGATGCCAACCATGCTTTTCCTTCTTTTGTATTTGGGGTTGTCATTTCTTTTGGAAACTGCAAAGGAAGACCCTTTTGCATTCCGAGATCGTCCGTTACTGGTATGCGATTAATTAATTTGATTGCATCTGGGTGGTAGTTGAATGACCCTTGACCAGTTGCCGAACCATCTAGAACTTTTCTGACTACAACATTTTTCCCGTCAAAAGCCATAACAACAGCATCTGTTTCATTTTCGTCTACCGATTTCTTTAACTTAACAAAAGCCCCAGGCTTTAGATCTTGGTCCGCACGCTTGATTACGAAGTCGTTTGGGGTAAGGGTGATATTGGTTTCAAGTGGAACGCGATCAAATGCTGCTATGAAAAGAACATCTTCAAATTCGCCAGTTTCGTTTTTAATGTTTGCATACGGGATATCTCTTGAGTGAGAACGCAACCATTCGCGTCGTGCTTGTGGGGGAAGACCACTTAATGATCTGCCTGGACTTTTAATTTCATCCCCTTGTCTTGAAACAAAAGGGATGCCACGTTTGTAGGCACCATCGATCTGTCTAAAATTTTCAGCCTTGTCAGCAACTGTTGACAGCTCGTCAAGGATTTCATCTTCTGCCTTATTGAAAAGCAAACCGCGAGCAGCTGTTCTCTGCAACTCGTCGCTATTTGACAAACGCAAAGAATCCAAAGCCGCTTCTGCATATATTCTTCTACCGTCAGCGCGTGAGACTGTTCGCCAATCTTTTGTGCTGCGCAAATGTCGCCCAAAACCTGTTGTGCCTAAACCCTGTCTTGCTGATGATAGTTGCAATAAATCGGAATGTTCTTCCCGCAACTCTTTCCATGCTGCTCTAATCTCTTCGTTGTTCTTTTCTTTATCTTTTCCAAATAACTGAGGACCCTTTACGGTCAATTGCTCGCCCAAAATAGAGCGCTGTTTTGTTGAGAGGTCATATTTTTTGGCAAGCTTAATAAGCTTGTTGGCGGCTTTTGTTTCGCCTATCAAAAGAGAAATGTATTCACCTGGGTGGTTCAAGAATCCAGTCCCAGCACCCAATGCCATGCGCAACTGTGCGTCAATTGAGTTACGCATAATGTAACCAACTGTTGCAAGGTTTAATGGTTTCCATATCAAGTTTTGTACACCGTCGATGATGTCAACCCATACAGCTTGTTCTCCAGTATGAACCCTTTTTGTAGATCTTTTAACAAGTCGTTCTTGCTCCTGCTCAAGAGCGCGTACTTTTCTTCTTGTTATATCATCGGCTATTTCGTTTGCAGGATACTTGCCCAATTCGGCCGTGATTTCGTCATAACGTTCTTGGTTTACAATTTCTTTGACCATTATTTTTGAGCGCTTTGAAAAGATTGGTTTTGTAATTTTTCCCTGTAAGCCAATGGTATTTAAGGCATCTCTAAACAATGGGTTACTTGTCAATCTTCGCAATTCTCTTGGGTCTGGAAGAGTTTGAACTCGATCAAACAATTGCGAAAGCTGCATTGGACGAGCAAAAGCCATGTTTGCGTTCCCTAATTCCGCTGCTTTCTCCATGTACTCGTTCCATACAGATGGAGGGAAATACTTCTTGATCATGTCCCCGTACGTCTTCATGAATCCGTTGTCTGTTTCTACGCCCATTCTGTCAGTCATGTATGAGCGAAGTTTTTGAGAACGCTTCTGTGCTCGCTGGAAAAGAAGATCGATTGTTTCATCCCTAACCCCATTAAGGTTCAAGGTTTCTTTTAGATATAGCTCGTAAACTTTGTACGCATCACGCTGATCGTCCGAAGCAGATATAGCTTTAAACTTGTCAAGTGCTTCTTTTGTGAACTCGGAAAGTCTTTCACGGGTAGCACCAGCTGTTTTTAGAGAGTTGACCATGCTTTGAACAGCTTTAATGCGATCAACGTCGTCACCATTAATTACTATCTGATCGCTCGATAGTTGGGTTAACAACCTTGAGTTTTTTAGTGGCCCAATCTGCATACCATATTTAATTGGGTTAAGCAATTTTGATGGCTGAATATCTTGAATTCTTGTGCTCAAACTCCCAGTACCAATTGTGTAATTGCCAATTAGTTCTGCTTTTACTTTGTCTACAGTTTTAGCTTTCGCCAATCGTTGAATCATTTCTGGCGCAAGTTTCCAATTAAATCTTTCAGCTAGTGCAAGTTCGTCTGATTCTTCCGCAATTTGCCTAAGGGCTTTAACTGCCGTTGGGTTGACGCTCATAAACCTATCCCATTTTTTTGCGTCAAGAGATACACCATCTAGGGATTTGATTAAACCAGATTCAATCTCCAATGCTTTTCGGTATGTACCAGCATCAGCCTTGGTCATTACTGGAACAACACCTCTAGCAAACTGAAGCGCTTCTGTAAACTTTTCTGCGTCACCAAACACAACGGGCAATGTTTTTACTGTTAAGCCAGCTGCCTTCAACCCACCAAACAGATACTTGTTTGGATCAGGGGCAGCTATGGATACCATGAAGTCAAGAAAACCAGAAACGCCTGTATGCCACCTGCTGTTTTCTGGAATGTTTAAGGTTCCAGCAACACCTCTACCAATAGTGAATGCGGAACCATTTATCGTGCCTCGAATTCTGCGGGCAGCTTCAGATTGTTGAGCCATCAGTTCTTCTGACAAGAAGAAACCATCACCTTGGTCATCCCAGTTATTCAGTAATTGAAATAAACTAAAAGAATCCAAAGCGTCTTTGATCTCAAAACTTCTTTGTCTTCCCTCTTCGGTCCCCAAAGTACCAAGAGAAAAAACAGTCTGTAGGGCTTCTGGTATGGAAGCCCCAAGTGCACCAGTAGCGCGGGATGTTTGTTTTAAAGTGCTGTAAAGATTGTCAACACTTCTCTCAAAGAAGTTTCTATCAACTGGCTTGCCCTCGTTAACAGCCTTAATTGCATCACCAACTTTGTTGCTAACCAAATATTTTCTTATTGGAGAATACAATTCCTGCACAGAATCTGGGTTATCGTTTAAGTTGCGCGCATGTAATTCTGCTGCTTTATCTACAGCGTCATCGCTTGCATAATTTTTAGCCAACGAAAGTTGAGTATTAGCTGGGATCCATGGTGCTCGATTGTTGATATAAGAAATACGTTCGGTTATTAGCGGGTCAACAACTGGTTTGCGGGCAGCAGCTTCTTGCTCCGTTGCAGCTTGCTGTAATAAAACAGACCTGCTTTGTTTATCTAAATTTTTCTGCCAAGACATTAACTTGACTCATACTTGTCAAGTAGGTCACCCAGTCCACTATTTAAATCAAAACGTGCAATATTGCGCAACTCCACCACCGCATCGTTAAGTGGATTTGGTATTCGGATACCAGCCTGTACTGGACCCATGCCTGGACCAAATGCTGCACCAGCAGTAATTGGTTCATTGGGGCGATTAGTCATTGCAAGCAAATCAATTTTCTCTCTTGGTTGTTGTGCAGCAACGGCTCGATCGCCAGCAGCAGGCCCAGATGGGACTTGTTGAAGTCCATCCATAAGTTTCTTTACTTCACCGTACTGATTGCTTGGTCCAACTTTTGGGGTCATAGTGCTACCAATAACGTTTGCCTTGTTTTGTAGGTCTGTCCGTATTGCCATTTCAGCCTCCGAGTTGTGCTAGTAGTGCGTCTAATCCTTGTGGTCCAGGAGGTGGCTGCATTGGCGCTTCTGCACCCATGCCTGGCATAGCTAACCCTGGCATAGCCTCTGGAGAACCAGGAGGCACCATTGCTGCTTGCCTGTCTCGTGCACGTTGATCTGTGCGCTTAACAGCTTCATACAGAGTTACGTTCTGTTCAACGACCAAACGGGTCAAATAAGCTAGATCCTCTGGTTGGTATGGACCGTTTGGATCTACCGCTTGCTGTTGGATAGAGCTAAGTAACGCCGACTCAACACCTTCTGCAACGATTCTATCATGTTCTAGGTCAGGGTCGGAGATTAGTGGGTCTGCTTCTCGTGCAGATTCTTTGCTCATCAACCCAGTACCAAGTCGCTGTCCAAGACCAACGATCAATCCGTTTACATCCGAACCTGCAGCTGAATAAGTTACGTAATGGAAATCATTATTCCAAAGTTGATTCGGGACATAGATAGCCATGCCTGCTGCTGCGCGACCTGGAATATAGAACGACTTTTGGAAAGCGCCCCAGTATGCCCGCTCAATAGCGATAGCGATCTTATCCTCCTGAATCATTGACGACTCAAAGATTGACTGTGCTTCTTGTACGCGATAGTCAACAGTTGCTGAAAGCACAGCATCACCACGTCGACCCGTACGAATGTTGCTACCTGATTCACCACCAAACTCTGCAGGGATAGCGCCTTCTAAACGTTCTTGTCGTTCAAGACGATCTAATGCCGTGTCTGTCTTGTAACCAGGATTAACCTGTAATTGCTGGATGTCTCCACCTTTAACAACACCGAGCTGACCAATTTTGCCATCAGCTACCTGAATGATCTCAGGGTTTTCGCCTGAACGTGCAACTAAGTATTCCTCTGGGAAAATGCCACGCTCAATAGCAATCTCTGTTAGCGCTTGAAGTCTTGCGCGTGTGTAGTACATGCCGAGTATGCCGTCAAACTGACCACGTGGTTGGTCTAAGGTAATGCGACGTGGGTTAACCACCAATGGCATGCCAGTACGGTTAGGGATTTGTTCGAGCATTACTGCACTAAAACCGCCATACAGAACGCCATCTTCATATGATTCATCGCCATTACCTACAGCACACAGTTGGATTCCTTCTGGAGATACATATTCAAGCAATAAAAACTTTTTATCTATCTCTAGATCTTTAAGACCAAGCTGTCCAACAAGCTTTTCCCCATATGTACGCACCATCCAAGAAACAGTTACGCGATAAGAAAAAATACAATCGTAAGGTAGTGGATCATCTGTGTCTTCTACTGGGGCAGCATACGTATCAAGTGGATTACGCACGGTCCAAGTAGGCATCATTGTTTTGAAGTTTGGTTTGATAACTACTGGGGCATTTGAATAAGCCAACAGATGTCGAGCCCTACGGCGCAACTTCATATTCATTCTGTTGTGATCCCAAATAGCAAGCATTGCTTGTTTCTTTTGACGTGCTTGGTTTTTTGCACGTTCAGAACCTTCTTTGGTTGGAGGGAAAAAAGGTTGTGGCATTGTTGATGCAACACGCATTGACATCTGATCCAAACCCTGTACAAGCAGGTTGGCTACAGATGTTTTGGAGTTTCTATCTAGTTCGTTAAGTGGAACAACAATGTCGCCATTAGCAAGATCACGAATGCGACGCATCTGTTCTTTGATTGGACCATCATTCTTTTTTCGTTGGTTGTAAAGCTCAACGATCTCTTGAGCAGCAAGCATGGCTACCTTCTACCGTTAAGCAAATTTGCCAATGCTGTTGGTTGTTTGCCACCAGATTTCTTAGCAGCTTTTTTAGCCGCAGCCTTCGTGGCTGGTGCAGCTTTCTTAGCTGCAGCTTTTTTAACTGCCGCAGCTTTCTTAACTGGTTGACGCAAAGCTTGTTGAGATTTTGGAACAATCGTTCGTACAAAACCATTTGCTTCATTGATTGCCGTAACTTCAGCTTTTCGTTTAGCTTCACTTACTTTTGAAGCCAATGCTCTTTCGGCGCTAGCTTTTTTGTTTACATCAATAAATTTTCTGTTGTTTCTAATAAATGTATCTTGAACTCCAAGGGTTTGTGATCTAACAACACCCTCCCCACCAGAAGCCATGAACTCATTAAAATCTTTTTGGTCCTTGAATACAGTACGGAATGTAGGTTTTGCTTTTGGGGCTGCAGCTGGAGCTGCGCTCTTAACATCTGCTAAAGATTTTGGAACTTGAGCTTGAGCTTGACTTGCTTGAGCTTGTCGTTGTGCTCTTACTTCCCACGGAGATGGCGGATATTTAAATTGCTGTCCAGCAGGAGATGCAGTTCTATCTGTGTAAGGCTGTTCTTCTGGGGTAAGTTTAACGCTTTTTTTAGTTGGCGCAGGTTTTTGGGTTGGTGCTTTCTTAGCTACCTCAGTTTTAATATTTTCTACAACTTTGGCATTCTTCATCCCAAGTTCAATTGCGTTATCAGCTTGTGCTTGAAGCTGTGCTTGCAGCGCAGCATTAGGTGTGCCCTGCATTTGTGGGGCAACATAGGTTTCCTTAGCAGGAGCTGCTTTAACTGGTTTAGCTGCTTTAACTGGTTTAGCTTTTTTAACTGGCTTAACCTTTTCAACAACATCGTTGGCGCCCGACTTAACAAACTTAACTCCACCAATTTCGCCAGGAACTTTTGTTTTGCTTGGGGGTTTAGTGATAGGACTTGTTAAATTATCAAGACCTTTTACTTTCGGGAACATACGCAAATTCTCGGCTGCTTCTATTGCAGCTTTTGATTTTCTCGCTACGTTTGAAACTACCGTGGCAGCAGCAACTAGATTCTTATTGAGTAAAGTTTTGCTACCTTTTTGTGCCAATTTTGATAATGCGGTAGTAACTGGTTTTGATCCACCAAGACTACTGATATCTAGTATGGTCCCAGCTGTGTTGATTGCGGCTTCAACAGCTCCAGCTTCACGCAACTTTGGTTTCTTTCCAAACAAACCAGCAACTGCGTTGATTGTTGGGTTTGTAAACGTTGCTGCCATTGACTCGAGGGTTTCATTGACAATATTTTTTGCACCAACCACAACATCTTTTGCAGCCTGACCTGGAACACCAACAGGATTGGTTGCACCATAGCGCTGCAATGGTTTGGCAACATTACGTTCATACCAATTGCTAGTTGATCGCTCTACGCCATATTCAGCATCCCAACCTTTTTGGGCAGCTGCTGAAGGTGCTTTAATAATTTTACCTTTGCTCGTACTTTTTTGTACTTGACCAGCCTTAAAGCCAGCGACATCTTTGCCCCTGGTTGGATCCATGTATCCACCAGTTTGTTTAACTGCAGGTGGCGGAGTTACTTTATTGTTGCCACCAGTAAACTTAGCTACATCTGTTGGTGTGTAAAAACCTTGACGTTGCACACTACCCGTAACAAACTTTTGTCGAAGAGCAGCTCTGCGTTCTTTGGTTACTTCAACGCCAGACTTCTCAAGTTCTTGTACGCGCGTTTGTACAAAGTATCGTTTACGCGCCTCTGCAGGATCTAGTTCAGGATTTGCTTGGACAAATTCTTTTCGTTGTCTAATCCGCTCTAGTTCTTGTGGGGTACGTTTTTTTGCCATCTAGTCTCCAAATCCTGTATGTACAAAATAGCACATACTATATCCAAGAAGGACGCCACATCTTTGGTGGAGCATGAAGTGGGCGAAGTTGGGGCATGTGTAGTTCAGCAAACCAATGTGCCATTACCAAGTCGGTGCCGTTCTTTTTATCTCTAGTCCAAGAAGTCATCTCGTCTACAAATGCCATAGTCTTCCAATTAGCACGCATAGTTGGGATTCGTACCTGCCCTGATCTCCACAGAGGTGGCAGCAAAGCTTCAACACCAAGGTTCTCGTCAAACTTGTTGCGGGCTGTTGTGTGTGGCACAACGTTGATCCCATGCAATGCTTGCCATTTGCGAACGAAGTCGTGCGCCAAAAGAAACCGTTGCGCTGCGTTGATTTCTACGATCCAATGGGAGATCGGATAGCCGTAAGCCATTGAACGGTTCTGCCATTCCTCCATGATTCCACCGAACTCACGGGTCTGCGTGTTGTAGCCCAGTAGATCTTCGGCGGTTAGCTTAACTCGTTCAACATCAATCAAGTATCTAAGGTTGGTTGACGGTTGATATAGCCACCATTGCAAAGCCCAGAACATGGTTGGTGATGGGTCAACTGATGCAATAGAAATAACTGGCGGGACCAAACCTTCAGGAACATATCCTGCTTGTCGGTCATTGTCGATGCAACCTGGATACAGTACACCATCTGGACCCAGACCACCAGTTGCCCACGTGCGATTAATTAAGTAGTTATCTTCCGCCATATCCTTTTGTTGATATACAACTTCAAACTTTGATGGCGAACTGTGTCGAACATAAGAAAGATCTTTCCATGAAAGACGAAATGGTTCCAGCAACGGACCAACAGGCCATGCAGGTGCGTCTTGTCTACGAGACTTAGGACCATCATCTAGTTCTTCATAGTAAGCCTTGTAGATTAAGTGATGATACTTATAGGTTTTAACTGGTTCTACTTCTTCGGATACATCAGTTACATCTGATCCGTCATAGTCGTCTGCGTCGTAAGCAACCTTACCAAGACAATGCGCGTATAGGTCAAGTGGTCCAAGACGTTGACCGATAACGGCAAGCATGCCACCTGGATCAACACGGGCTTCTGCCATTGAGTCCCAACGTTCAATGAGTTTGTCACGAGCAACAGATTCTTTAGCGTTCTCTGGTGATGCCACGTCGTCAAACAAACAAAGGTCGGCACGGTGTCCAATGAACTCTGATTCGATACCATATGCGCTTACTGTTGGTTCTTTGTTGTCTAAACCACCAGCTCCTTGTTGTTCTACTACAAATTCTTCTGCGCGCCACAGAGCACCAACATGGTTGGGTCTGAAACGCCCATAGTCCAAAGACAAGCAACCTTCTGCGTTGATAGCTAATCCTTTGGCAACCATCTCTGGGTCAGGAATAAGTGGGGATGTGCGCTCTAAGGTTTCACGGATACGGCGTGAATACATCTTTGCAAGCGTTTGCGAGATGGATCCGATCATCACACGGATTGCTCGGTTGCGTACGATACACCAAACAGCCACGTCGTGGAATAGGGTTGATTTACCTACACCTGGTGGGCAGTTAAGAACCATGAACTGTTTGTCTGGATGTTCAAGCATTTCAACAATCTTGTATGCAGCATCTACTTGCCATGGTGACGGGACGCGACCCAGATAGACGGTACGGAAATAATCAAAGTCTTCTAGCCCACGTTGCGCTCTTTCGGACAACCTGCCAGCTGGAATGACGGGTGGCATGTTGACCATCTCCAGTCTGTCCTTTTCAACGGATCCTCTGCCACCACCTGGCTTAGCTAACTTGACTTGCTCCAACTCAAGTTTGGCTTCTGTTTCTTTTGCTTTAGATCGCCACTTGACAGCCGTGTTGTAGCAAACACCAGAGATACGTGCAGCTTCTTTTGTGGATACGCCAGATTGTAGGGCTTGCCAGAATAGGGCTCGGTCTTCAGCCGAGATCGCCCTTCTACCTTGGGACATTACTTCTTTTTCTTTTTACCAGTCACCTTTACTGATTCAGGTTTGGTCAAAGCATTGCGCTGCTCATACAAGAACTTGGCATTTTCTGCAAGACGCTTTTCTACCTGTGGTTCAAAAGAAGTATACGGATCAAATGATGCACGCATGTTCATAGCTTTCACTTGTTCTTCCATCACGTACTTGATTCCTTCCACGGTCTTGCGTCGAGCGTCAGCATTGAGGGCTTCAGTTTCGCTTTCCTTGTATTCAGCAAGAGAGCCATAAAAATTTTTATTTTTTGGTTTCATCATGTTGTCAACTATACACCATGGTGCTAGAGTGGCAGGACTCACAACCGACTAAACGCACGGGCCGTACTCTATTCGCACAGAGCGGGGCATTGAACACCAGGTAACTGGGGTAGATCTCCCATGACTGGGAGAAGCGACGTGATGAACGATACATCATCAACTAAGGTGTCGGCTAAATAGCTTGGCTACGGCGACCTGCTCCATAAAGGATGCGAACCGTGGGGGGAGCTGACAGCTCTAAGTTGATTCGTAGCGGTTAACCAGCGTATGTGTACGGTATACACACAAACTAGCGCCGTTCACCACAGAAAATGTAACAAATCCACACATATACAGGACGGGTATTACCCCCCCTGGGGGGTAGGGTAGGCTCGGCAAACCCCTAGTTGTCTAGAGGCTTACCGAGCCTAGAGCCTAAGCCTTGTTGGCTAGAGCGTAGAGCGTATATCCATTAGTCTCTACAGTCTTTGAGACTGCTTTGACCTTTACGCCTAGAGCCACTAGGGACTCTTGGCCTTTCCAATTCATTACCCTGACTATTTCATTCTTCTTGATTGTGCCCTGACCGTCCCAGACTTTAATTCCATAGACGGCGTTCTTATCTTTCTTAGAGCCTGAGACTATGCCCCAAGACCCTAATTTATATTGGTTAGTAGTAATGACTATCTCCCTTGTTTAGTGTTGGCGGAATTGCCAACACAAACCACGCTATCACCATTTCAACCGTCTTGCAAATCGGCTGCAATCTCGCCGATTAGTAGTAGCACCCCACCCCTACTCCCTACCGTATGCCGTAGGTCTTTACGCTAGACCTAGACGGTGTTGGTAGTGGTAGCAGTAGGGTATAGCCCCTTAAGGACACAAGGGATTAAAGTCCCTAAGGGGCTTAATAACCCTAACGGTTACTGATTAGTAACCAAGCAATAATAAACACAATTAGGGTTAATAACCTATCCACTATTTCATATACCTCACTCTCCTTCCTTTTGTTTAGAACTTAATCAGTCATCATCGTTAGACCCATCACCGAAGTCTCCTTCTAGGTTTGGTGGTCTCTCGTCGTTAAGGACTTGCTTGGCGATATTTTTCTTAAGCATATCGAGAATATGCTCATACATAATTGGGCTTTGCGCTTTAAGCATATTGGGCAGACTCAAGTGTGTGTAAGTGTTTTTAAGGAAGTCAAAGTCCCACTTGTTATCAAACTCGTCTGGCTCTGGTGCTATCTCCTCGTTAGTGTCCCAAGACTTGGTGATAGTGTCGCCACTTGCCAAGACCTTTTGGAATATAAGGATATTGCCCAACGCCATAGCCTGAACCAACTCGCCTTTACGCTTAGCCCTAGCAAGTAAGCCTTGTGGCTCTTTCCATTGGCTAAGCACCAACGCAGTCTCTAGGTCGCCCAAGAACTGACGGATTTTACTGACTGGCACACTATCTGCTATCAGTTCCACCCTTCCTGCCTGTGTTGCTTCTTCGTTTTCTTCTTTGCTGAACCCATTACTGACTAACCTGCCTGCACCTTCTGCTAATGCTTGCTTTGCTTCGTCGGGTTCTACGGCTTTGATTGAATACACCTGAGTCCCAACGAGTGGATTGTCTTGTTCCATAGCAGTTATCAGGTTCTTAAATATCGCCAAGCCTTCAGATTGTGCGTCTGTTGGTTCGGCAATACGCTTGCTTTCAATGGCGATTATGTTTTCTAGTTCTGCCATTAACTCATTGTCTTGATTTTCCATTGTTCTATCCCTTTCCTTGTAGTTTTTTAAGTGTTTTTATTGCTGAGTAAGCATTAGGGCAAACGATAACGCCATAACGCTGTTTTATTTTATTTGTTTCCGCTCTTAGAGACATACCACCACTATCGTTTAGCCCTGTAACCATCTCGTCGCTAATCCAAATGACTGGCTGACGAGAACTCTCTCTAAGAACCTTAATGCCATACATCAACGCTGGTGCGTCGCAACCGTTACCACCGTGAAAGTCTGGCAACTTGCGTATCCTGCGACCCTTACGGGCAACGACATAAGCATTGGGGTTATCGTGGCTTGGTCTAGAGTCTGACGAGTAGCAAAGCACCGTAGCACCTGCCGAGACTTTAATCATCTCGTCGATATCGCCCTCGCATAACGACATAGAACCCGAACAGTCAATAACAACAACTGCCCCTAACGCTCTAGTCTTGCGAGTAAATATCCGTTCCTCAGGGTCAGAGAACAAGCGACCGATATTCTTAATCGCTCTGCCTGTATCTGTATACATAACTTTCCTACCGAGTTTGCCTGTATGAGTTAATGGCAACTCAGGCTTAGAAACATACAACGGATACCACCTATCTGAACCGTCTGTATATTCCTTGCCTTTGCCATACTCGTAAGACTCACCTGGTTGCTTCTCCTTTTTCTCTTGGTCTTTAATGTGCTTCTCGCCAAGCATTGAGAGTCTGTCAATCTCTCTAGCCAAGTCCCGATAAGAACTTCTAGCACGGCGACGGCGAAAGTCAGTTGACGAGTTAATATCTTTAACTTCTCGCCAACGCCAACTGCCTGTGCCGTAGATACCTTTCAGGTGATTGTTAAAATTAACCAACAAGTCCCGAACTTCTTCGTTGCCTATCTCAAGCACTAAGTTGTCAAACGCTTCCGTATTTGAGTAACTTATGGCTTTACCAAACAACTCGCTATTGGGGCTTGGCTCGCTAAGCATTGTTGCCAACACATCTGTAGACATAGTGCCTATAGTTGGGTCGTCATTAAATGCTTCCTTGTATGCGTTGATAGCAAATATCTGCTCGGCGTATTTAACGCTGCTTGGCTTTACTTTCCAACGCTTTGCAAGTTGCTTGCTGTTAGGTAACTGAAACCTGCTAAGCGTCAAAGCAAAACGCCTAAGGCGACGGCTTGTTAGACCGTCGCCCGTAGGGGCTTGATAACTATGAGGCTTCCTAGGTGTTCCGAAACTAACGCTCACCCCGTCAAAGTCCAATGGCGTGCCACCTGACTCGTAACGGTTATGGTCTAACTCTGGTCGTTGCCCCAATGCTTCAGGGGCTACGGTGTTGTGCTTAGTTGTCATTGTATTCTCCCTTTGTAAGTTGGGTGATTACGCATTGACTTGCGCTTAGCCCAATAACGGTTCTCTCGTTCTCTCTCTCGTTCATCAAGAGTGTGTATAAACGCACCAACTTGATAGCCGATAAAGAGGCAGACCATAACAATAACTATGAGATGGTCTATCCACAAAGTTATTTTGTCGCCTTCCATTATTGTGCCTCTACTTTCTGAAGACTAATGCTGTCAATGATTTGCTCTGCTATACGGGGTAAGCAGACATCAACTGACTTGTGCAAGTCGTTAGTCTTTGCGTAGAGTTGGGCAAACTCCACGAAGTTTCTTAACGAGTAACGGTCTGACTGTGTGGTTCTTGATACCACAGAGAACGCCAAGTCCCTAAGGTATTCAGGCAGACTAGCAATAGCGTCAGGGTGTGGTTCAGTTATCTCTAACTGCACAACCAAACGGTCTTGGATAGCGCGCCCTAAGTCCTCAGGCTCACCGTTCATAGTGGCTACAACGCTAAAGCCTTGTGCTGGCTTAATCGTTTCGCCTGTATCGGGGTTCTGCCAAGAGGAACTAGCGTGAGTGTCGATAAGAGACATAAGGCGACTCTCAATATCGCCATTGACTCTGTTAATTTCATCAACAACCAAGCGACCACCTGTTCGCCAAGCCTTAATAGCAACGCCCTCGTGGAACATAAGTTCCTTAGAGCCATTAACCAATGTCGGCTTATACATACCGATTAAGTCTGCATCAGTCATTTCCTCTGTGCAAACTAACCGATAAGCGTTATCGGGGTTAGTGTGGTAATTCATAGCGAAGTATGTCTTACCTGTTCCTGGTGCGCCATAGAGCAATACTCGCCCTAAGTTATTCTCAAGAGCAAAACTTGCTCTCTCCCAAGGGCTATTAAAGCCTTGAGTTTGTGTTGCTTCCTGTCCTTCTAGCATTTTATTCTCCCTTTTGTTTTGTTGTTGTTGTTTATATTGCTTATTACTTTGAGAGTTCTACACTCTCAAATCTTTCACGGATAA